ATTATCTATGGCAGTAATGAGAGATGTAGACACATTTAAAACGTGGTGTGATGCAAAGAGTGGTATTGTAGTAGCTGAGGGAGATAGGTTTATGAATAAAAACTACATAGACAAGATGAGGCCTCTAATAATACAAATACAAGGTAACGGAGAGGCAGGAAGAATAATGAGAAAGAGTGAGCAAACAGAAAGACATTTAAAGGCTATAAATACAAGAGTAAGTAATATATCAAAACAGTTCGGTATAGTAAAAGTATATGATTCAAATCATTGTCTTAAATTAATCAATAAGCAAATAGATGAAAGAAGAAAGTTACAAAAAGTTACAAGGTAAAAAAGGGCAGTTCTTAGAGGCTCTTACTAAGGCACTTGGCATTGTTACTACTGCATCTAAGATAAGTGGTATAACAAGGCAGTCGCATTACCGATGGATGCGTGAAGATGATGAATACAAACAAGCCGTAGATGATATAGATAATATGGTTCTTGATTTTGCTGAGAGCTCATTACATACATTAGTAGGGGAGAACAATGTACCTGCAACAATATTCCTACTTAAGACTAAAGGTAAAGGTAGAGGATATGTTGAAAGGTCTGATATTAATATTGGCTCGGCAGAACGTATTAAGATAGACATAGTTCCTTTTGATGAAGAACCCGAAGATTAAACTATTTAAGAAGCAGTTAGAGTGCTTTAGATACCTTGAGGATGATGTTACTACTGAGGTCTTATTTGGTGGTGGTGCAGGAGGTAGTAAAACCTTTACCGGTTGCCTATGGCAAATAAGTAGGAGGTTAAGATACCCGGGAACAAGGTCTGTAATAGGCAGGTCTAAATTAAAGAATCTTAAAGCCACTACACTAAACACATTCTTTGAGGTAGCACAAGAATATTGTGGACTCACTCCGGATGTTGATTTCAGATATAATGCATCTGATAGCACAATCACATTCTACAACAAATCAGTAATATACCTTAAAGACTTATTTCTATATCCATCAGACCCATTGTTTACTTCATTAGGTGGGTTAGAGATTACGGATGCCTTTATAGATGAATCTGCTGAGGTAACAGAGAAAGCAGTAAACGTACTTAATAGTCGTATTAGATATAAGTTAGATGAGTATAATCTGATACCTAAAACATTGCTCACTTGTAACCCATCAAAAGGGTGGTTGTATAGCAAGTATTATAAGCCATCATTAGCTAACGACTTACTACCATATCAAAAGTTCGTTAAATCACTTGTAACGGATAATAAGGCTATATCTAAACACTACCTAAAACAATTAGAGAAGTTAGATAAGATAAGTAAAGAGAGGTTACTATTCGGTAATTGGGAATACGTAGATGATGATGCTTTATTATTTGAGTATAATAGCCTACAAGATATGTTTACTAATTCATATGTGCAGGGTGGTACTAAATATATTACCTGCGATGTAGCTCGGCTTGGAGCTGATAAGAGTGTGATTATATTATGGGATGGTCTTAGAGCTGAGAAGATTGAAAGTATAGACAAAAACACTATACCGGAGATAATAGCCAAAATCGGTAATTTAAGAGCTGAACACAATATACCTAATAGTAAGATAGTGATTGACCAAGATGGTGTAGGGGGTGGTGTTGTAGATGCCTTTAGTGGGTGTGTAGGGTTCGTTAATGGAGGTAAGGCTCTTAAGAAAGAGAATTATGCTAATCTAAAAACACAATGCTATTTTAAGTTAGCTGAGTTAGTAAACGAGGGTAAGATATTTATAAAGGATAAGGCATACAAAGATGTTATCATAACTGAGCTTGAAGTTGTGAAGAGAGATAAGGTAGATAAGGATTCTCAGAAGTTAGCGATAGAGGGCAAAGATATACAGAAACAGAAGCTCGGTAGGAGTCCTGATTATGCAGATGCAATTATGATGAGGATGTGGTTTGAGAGCTTCGGCTCGTATGGTGAGTATGCCATAATTTAATAACTTTACAACAAATTAACCTTTGTAATATAGGATGAAGAAAGAAGTCGAAATAATAGTACCGGAAACGTGGTCGGATGTTACCTTAGAAAGATACCAAGATTATACAATTAGGGTATCCGGCTTAGAGGATGAGGATGAGATTGTTCTTAACTCTATAAGCACTTTATGTGGCATCCCTATTGATATTGTTAAGAGGTTAAAAATCAGCGATATAAAAACACTATATATCAAGTTATCTAAACTAATATCAGTACCGGTTAATAAAGAGATATTCTACAAGATAAATATCAAGGGTGTTACGTATGGCTTCCATCCTAATTTAGATGAGATGAGCTTAGGCGAGTTCGTAGATTTAGAAGAGCAAACTAAGGATGGTATTGATGGTTTCCATAATGTATTGTCTATACTTTACAGACCTATAACAGAAGAGAAAGGAAGTAACTATAACATAGAGCCGTATAACGAATTACACATTAAAAACGCACCTTTATTCAAGGATGTTAGTATTGATGTGGTAAATGGTGTTATGGTTTTTTTTTACACTTTAGGGAACAAGTGTATCAAGAATTCGAGCCGTTATTTAGAAGCGAATCTAACGAAGTATCTGCAAGGGGTAACTACGGATGGTTTAGTGTCATAGATACGTTAGCAGGAGAGGATATTCTTAGGTTCAACGCAGTAACAGAATTACCCTTTAGGTTATGCTTTATTAAGCTACAATTAATGAAAGATATATCAAGGGAAAAAAACAAGAAGAAATGATTACATACAACGGCATAATATCATACTTTAAAGAGTTCGCAGATAAGCACCTGCAAATTAATTCATTTACTCAAGGTTCGGCAGATAAGATTGACCTAAAGAAGATTAATGATTATCCGGTTCTGCATATTGATATTACCGGTACAAGCATACAAGAGAAAACGATTGTATTTAGTGTAGATGTTTATATCATAACGGCATCACAATCAGATGATGAAATAGAGAGGGTAGATGCTCTTTCAAGCACACTAATGATAATGCAAGATTTACGTGCTGAGTTCTACGAGGGTAAATATATTGTGCCTAAATTATTACTACTAAGAGGTAGTGAAGAATTAGACTGCAATCCTATCGAAGAAAGTTTTAATAATAGAGTGTATGGTTGGAGTACATCAATGAGCGTAACCGGTATTAACGAGGCTACAAGATGTTCTATTCCTTATCCATTAGAAACAAACTTATTAGAGCAATGGAATGGAGATGAATTCATACCACCTTTTGATAGTCCTTTGTTCGGCGATTATTATTGGTATAGTGCTACTGAGCAGGTTCAAGGTAAATTAACATATAATGTACTTAATAATATTGTAGCCATAGCACCTATAAAGAGTTCTAATTGGCTAACAATTCCTGCAATAGTAACTGACGTTGGGGGTGGTAAGCCTATAAATTATAATCAAGAAAGTCAAGCTATTAGATTGCAAGGGGAGGGTGCAGATTATAGAATTACTGCATCAGTACAAACACCAACAGAAAGATATACATACGTAGCAGTTAAGCTCAAGAATATTAAATCATTAGATACTGAAAACACATCACTAATTCAAGTGCTTGGAGCAGGATTGACAGATGGAATACACGTATTTATAGGAAGTCCTACCGGTGTAGAAACGAGAAGAAATAAAATATGCTTAGCTAACAGAGATGAAACATTCGTTTTAGTAGGCGATAATATATCAGATGGTGGTAACGACTACATAAGAGAAGAAACACTCTCTATAGGCTTAGAAATAGGGGGAGATGATATAAATAGTATGGTAAAGGTGGTAATGAATGGTGAGGTGGTGTTATCATCACAAATACCAACGGCTCCATTAGACGTAATCTGCATAGGAGATAATGATAATAATACACAAGCAACGTGTTCATTTGATTTTCAAGAGTTATACTTGCATAGGCATACCGGAATAGCCTCAAGATTAGATGATTTTATTAAGGTTGTAGATTGGTTAGATTACAGATAGATGGCTCAGATTAACTTAAATAATACTGCAAAGGCTCTTGACTTATACGGGAAAGAAGTTATTAAAAGAGCTAAGAGGAATCTTAAGATAAAGAAGAAAGTAGATGGTAAGTGGGTAACCACAGATAACACCGGAAAACTTGGGGCAGGGCTTTATTATAAACTGACTAAAAAAAGCAATAAGATAAACATCAAATTTGAATCGACTGCTGATTATGGTTACTTTATGGAAAAGGGTGTTCAAGGAAGATTAAGTACCAAAGCATCCGTAAAGAATTATCCGACCGGAATGACTAAGGCTAAATTCAAAAAAAAGAACTTAGCTGAGGGTGTTATAGAAGATTGGATAAGGACTAAGAAAGTGAAGCTAAGAGATAAGGACGGAAAGTTTATCCCTATGACTGATTCTAACATTAGAGGTGCATCGTATATGATAGGTAAAAGTATTGCAGAGAAAGGTCTTGGAGCAAGGAGTTTTATGGCAGATGCAATAGAACAAACTAAACGTAGATTTGTGGTATCTTTAAAAGAGGGATTGTTAAAAGATTTAAGAAACTCAATAGAAGTAAAATAGATGAGTATAATAAACTATAATTGGAACTCAGAGTCCTACGTTAAGAGTGGAAGCGAAAGGGTAATTACCTGCACTTCTAATAGTATTGTAGGTAACTTTAAATACAGATTTTATTTAGAGATTATATACGATGGGCAGACCTACTCATATACATTTAGACCGAACGCAAGTGGTTACGGATTGATAAATATTAACAAGATATTACAGAGCATAGTTCAGCCTATTTCGGTTCAACAAGTATTGACAGTTCCGGATGCAGATACGAGTTTATTGGTTAATGATTTTCAGCAGAATATTCATTCAATGCCTCACTTCAAATTTGCAGGTACCGGACACAATCCTCAATACATATCAACCGGTGGTACGACTGTGAAAAGAGTATTAGTAAAGCTTTGGGATTTCTATGCAAATAACGCAACGGATGTGCCTACAAAACAGAATGCACCACAACAGAATTACTACTACGTATTTAGTGGTCAAGGTAAGAGTACAGACCTAATAAATGAGTTATACACTAACTTTAAATTGACCGGTAATTCATCTGAATTTATTAGTCCTTTATATACTGAAAAGGTAGGAAACGGAAATATTTATTCTACCGATGTTGACCTAACTGACTACGGAACAATATCTATTTTTAATAGAACACAAGTGGTAAACGGAAGTGCAGACCCTTACAGATTATTCATAACCTATTATGATGCAGATGATAATATATTAGCACAACAAGGGTTATTAAATAGTGCCACGTATGGGGGGGAATATAATTCCGGTGCAGGGGTAACTAATGATTCTATGATACTTACATTTGGATGCTTTCCTGCTAACCTTAATAAGCTACCTGCGACTTTTAACAGACCGTCAGATTATAGTGCATTAGCATATTATTACGTAGGGTTTTTAAATTCTACTAATCAATCAAGAAGTGCATATTACAAGTTTAATGTAGTTGATAGATGTAAAAAATACGACACTCAAAGATTTGCCTATATTAACAGTATGGGGGTGTGGGAATATATCACGTTCAATAAGAAGAGAACTGATAAGCTAAGCAATAAAAAAACTGAGATTAAATCATCAGTATTTGATTATAGTAGAGCATAC